CGCATTCTCAACGGCTGGGGGAGGTAGCCCATGAGCAAAGTTATCCTGCTGGAGCAGCTGAAAGAATTTAGCGAGAGCGTCACCAGGGACATCATTCTCCCGGTGGCGCAGCAAAAGGAGGACAAGGAGCCTCCTAAGCCCAGGGCGGCCGAGGTGTTCTGCACCCGCCTGCCAGACAGCAAATCGGCAAAGAAAAAGGCTCCCTACATTCTGCACCAGTTCATCAACGACAAGACTATCCAGCCCGAAGGGCAGCCGTTAGATTCCACGGCTATTGTGCGTTCTGTTTTTTGTGTGTATCACCCGGATGAACAGGAGGGCGGACTTGCGCTGTTGACCCTTATGGATCAGCTGTACCTCTCCCTCCTGGAGCGTCCTATCGTTGGAGCACAATTTGTACTTGACCTAAAGGCCGGAATGGAATCTATGGCCTATCCGGAAGATTCCGCCCCCTACTTTGCCGGGGAGATGGTGACCGTCTGGAAAATGCCGCCGGTGAAGCGGCTCGACACAACGCGGATCATTCATGGAATGCCGCCCTGGGATCCCCACCCGCATCACCTGGAAGAAACTATAAGACTGAAAGGAAGCGATTGATATGGCGAAGAAAGAGCAGCCTGCGACCACACCCAAGGCAGCCGAGGTCAACAAGTCCGGCGTTTACGTCTACATCGGCCCGAATATCAAGGGCCTTATTCAGACCGGGAGCATTTACCGGGGGACACGGGAGGACGCACACAAGGCGGCTGCGGCCGCTATTGAGAAGCATCCTCTGGTGAAAACCCTGATCGTGTCCGGGGACGCGCTGCCGGAGGCGCGTCTGAAAGTCAAGGTTCCCGGCAACGTCCTGTACGCCAACTATAAGAAACTGGCGGGAAAGTGAGGGAATAGAGTATGGCAATTCTCGGCGTTCGTGTTTACGAACAGGCCACGTCGGTCAGTACGCCCAACGTGGCCAAGGTGGGCATCCCCTTTGTTGTGGGGACGGCGCCGGTGCAGTCGGCGGAGAAGCCCGCCAAGTCCAATACCCCCGTTCTGGCTACCAGCTGGGACGAGGCGGTGGAGAAGCTGGGCTTCTCTTACGACTGGAAGAAGTACACCCTCTGCGAGTTCATGTACTCCCACTTCCAGCTGTTCGGGGCGCAGCCGGCTATCTTCTGCAACGTCCTGGACCCGGCCAAGATGAAAGCGGCAACGGAACCGAAAGACTATCCTGTGATCAATCATCAGGTGGTCCTCCCCATTGAGGCCATTGCCGCTTCTCTGAACGTGACAGCCCAGGGGAGCGGTGAGGACGCGGCCCGGGCCACGTTGAAGCCGGACGAGGACTTTTCCGTGTTCTATGACCGGGACGATACCGACACCTACGTCTGCATCGTGGAGCTGCTGGACAGCGGCGCGGCCTATGATGCAGCCACACTCAATATCGGCTATGACGCTGCCGCCCCCGAGACGGCAACAGTAGCCGATGTGGTGGACGGCGTGGGCCAGGTGGACGCGGCCATGACGGTGGTGGGCACGGTGCCCGACCTGATTGCCGCCCCCGGCTGGTCCCACAATACCGTTGTTGCGGCGGTGATGGCAACCAAGGCCAGCGCGATCAGCGGTCTGTTCAAGGGCAAGGCCGTCATCGACGCGGACAGCAGCGCGGAGGGCGTCACGGAGTATTCCCAGCTCTCCAACTACAAGAACCAAAACAGCTTTGTGGATGTGGACCAAATCCTCTGCTGGCCCATGGTGAAGCTGGGGGACTATATGTTCCACTTGTCCACGCAGCTGTGCGGCCTGATGGCCAGTGTGGACGCGGATAATCGGGGCGTTCCCTACGAATCCCCGTCCAACAAGAACCTCAAGATGGACACCTGCTGCCTGGAGGACGGCACCGAGGTCAACCTGACGTGGCCCCAGGTGGAGATGGTGTCCGGCGATTGGGGCGTGGTGACTGCTGTCAACTTCATGGACAGCGGATGGGTGGCCAAGGGCAACTACACCGCCTGTTTCCCTGGCAACACCGATGTCAAGGACCAGTTTATCCCGGTGTCCCGGATGTTCGACTTCATCGGCAACACCTTGATCCGCACATTCTGGCCCAAGCAGGATAAGCCCCTGACCCCGGCGCTGCGGGACAGTATCTTGCAGACCTGTAATATCTGGCTGGGCGGCTTGTGCGGAAGCGGGTATCTCTACGGGGCGCGATGCGAACTGCTGGCGGAGGAAAACCCGCTGACCAACCTCCTGGCCGGACACATCACCCTGCACGTCTATAACGCCCCGCCCGTCCCCGCTCAGAGGATCGACTTCATCCTGGAGTATGACGTTTCCTATATGGAATCGGCACTGACGGCATAAGGAGGTACACACGATGATTTATCCAAACGGCCATATTGACTACATGATGTATAAAAATGGCGGTGCGTTGATTGGTGTGGGCAAGGTTTCCATGCCCCCCATCAAGTACAAGAACGTCACCGCGACGGGGGCGGGCCTCATGGGCGATGTCACCATCCCTCTGGCCGGTATGATCGAGGCCATGCAGGTCAGTATCAACTTCACCAGTGTTACCGACGCCGTGGTGGAGCTGGGGAGCAACGAATGGCACGATGTGGCCATCTATGTTGCGGAGCAGTATTTCGATTCCGTGACCCGGCGGGAGGAAAAGGAGCAGACTCGCTTTGAGATGTCTATTCGGCCCATCGAGGTCAACCACGGCACCATTGCCACCGCCTCTGCCGCGGACGCCTCCGGCACATACAGCGTGTGCAAGTACACGGTGTATAAGGCCGGGAAAAAGGTCGTGGACATCGACCAGTTTAATCAGGTCCACGAGGTCAACGGCGTGGACTGCGCCGCCGATGTGCGCAGAGCCCTCGGCCTGATGTGATCAACAACGCCCGGTGCGGATCGACTTCCGCGCCGGGCCAAATCTTTGTAGGGGGTTTCTACTATGAGCGATAACAAATTCAGTACGGAGAGAACCCAATCCAATACGCAGGACGCGGCCGCAGCTGAGGAGCTGGAGCGTGAAGCCAAAACTGGAAATGACGTCACCACCTACACGCACTGTTTCAGCAGCCCGTTTACTTTCCACTCCATCACTGAGGATGTCATCAAGGATACCACGGTTGATACGCTGACATTCAACTGGGGGGCGTTGACCGGCGTTGACTATTTGGAAATCGAGGATGAACTGCTGATGCGTGGCAGGACCCTGGTGGTGCCAACCCATACCGGCCTCTTCCTGTGCGGTATGGCTGTCCGCGCCTGTACTCTACGCAACGAGGATGGTGTCCGCGTTCTGGATGCGCGGGCCGTAAAATCTATTCCTATCCGGGATTTCCGAAAAATCATTGACAAAGCGCGATCTTTTTTGCTGCGTGCGGAGGCATAACCGGCGAGGACAGTTTATGGCTCCGCAAACAGTGCATGATCCTGGCAAAAAACTATCAGGGTGATATTTCATTCTGGTTGTCTCGACCGCTGATGTCGCTGCGCCACTGGATCAAGGCCAACAACGCCGTAATTGAGGACGGGAAGGAGGGCGGCAATGGCCAGTAGAAAAGAATATGAAATGCTATTTGCCCTCAATGCCCGGATGAATGGCGGCTTCTCCGGCACGTTCTCCAAGGCCCAGGCGGAGTTCTCTCGCCTGGGAAAAGAGATCCAGGAGCTGCAGAAGATTCAGGGCAATATCAGTTCCTACCAGAAGCAGCAGGGGGCAATCGAGGCTACCCGCTCCCGGCTTGAAAGTCTCCAAAAGCAGCACGACCTACTCCAAAAGGAGATCAACGAAACCAACGGCTCCACTGCCGCGCTGGAACGGGAAAAGATCAAGCTGGAGCAGCGCATCAAGGATACAGCGGAGGCGCTGGACCGGCAGGCCCAAAAGCTCCAGTCTACCGAGGCAAAGCTGAAAGAGGCCGGCGTTGACACGGCGAATCTGGCTCAAAAGGATGCCGAGCTGACCGCCAAAATCAAGGAGCTCCAATCTGAGCAGGACAAGGCCGCCGACAGCGCGGCCAATTTCGGGGCACGGGCTACCCAGGCATTTGACGCCATAGCGCAGTCCGCAATCACTTCACAGGTTGTTGACGCCCTTGGCGAGATCAAGGACGCATTCATGGATTGCGTGGAGGGCGCGGGCAGCTTCGAGGAAGCCATGTCCACCGTAAAGGCGCTATCCCAGGCCAACGCCCTGGAAATGGCTGCATTGTCTGCGGAGGCCAAGGAGCTGGGGGCAACAACCAAGTTTACCGCCAAAGAGAGCGCCGATGCCATGGGGTACATGGCTATGGCCGGGTGGGACGCGACCGATATGCTGCAAGGCATGGACGGCGTGTTGCAACTGGCCGCAGCGTCCGGGGAGGACCTGGCTATGGTGTCCGACATTGTGACGGACAGCCTCAGCGCATTTGGCCTTACAGCAAAGGACACGGCCCACTTCTCCGACGTGCTGGCCGCAGCGGCCACTAACTCCAACACCAACGTGGCGATCATGGGCGAGACATTCAAGATGTCCGCGTCCGTGGCCGGCGCCCTGGGGTATAGCATTGAGGACGTGGCCGTGGCTATGGGCCTCATGGCCAACAGCGGTGTCAAGGGTTCCATTGCCGGTACCGCCCTGCGGAACACGTTCAATGGCTTGCTGGAGGGCGTCACCCTCACGGGTGCGGCCTTCGGCGAGTACGAGTATTCCGCAATCAAGGCTGATGGCACCATGAAAGACTTCGGCTCCACCATTGACGAGCTGCGCGGGTACTTCGACCAGATGACCGAAGCCGAGCGCGTCAACAATGCCCAGGCAATCGCCGGTCAGCGTGGCTATAACGGCCTACTGGCCATTTTGAATGCCACCGACGAGGACTATACTTCCCTCACCAACAGTATCAACAACTGCACCGGTGCGGCCCAACGCATGGCAAATGTCAAGCTGGACAACATGAACGGCCAACTGACCCTGATGAAGTCCGCATGGGACGCGCTGAAAACCACCATTGGGGAGCAGTTCATCCCCGAGATGCGCAC